GAGCGCCAGGCACGATATTGTGCGCAGCCTCACGCTGCCATGCGGTCAGTGCGTAGGATGTCGGCTTGAGCGTTCTCGCCAGTGGGCGATTAGATGTTTGCATGAGGCAAGTAGGTATACAAACAATTGTTTTATTACGTTAACGTATAACGATGAGAACTTGCCAAGAGATCAAAGTTTGCATTATGATCATTTTCAGAAGTTCATGAAGCGCCTTCGTAAGGCGCACAGAGGCATTGACCCCGTAGAGGGGCAATATCCGATTAGATTTTATATGGCAGGCGAATATGGCGAAAATTTTGGCAGACCTCACTTCCATGCCTGCATTTTCAACTTCGATTTTTCGGATAAGAAGCTTTGGAAGCGGACGGATGTTGGCAGTCGAATTTTTAGATCCGAACAGCTTGAAAAGCTGTGGCCTTTTGGTTATTCCTCCATCGGAGAGGTCAACTTTCAATCGGCTGCGTACGTTGCCCGTTACATCATGAAAAAGATTAACGGTAAGCAACAAGTCGAACATTATGAATGGGTTGATCCGGAGACTGGAGAGGTTTCTCAGCGCAAACCAGAGTTTAATAAGATGAGTTTAAAGCCAGGCATAGGATATGACTGGTATCAAGAATTTAAGGATGACGTTTATCCACATGATTATGTTGTGGTGAACGGCAAGAAGGTTCGGCCACCCCGCTTTTACGATAAAAAGTACAAGGCCGAAGACCCTATCAGTTTTGAATGGATAGAGTTTGAGCGGGAAAAGAGAGCTCGAGACAAGTATGAAGATAATACTGTTGAGAGATTGGCAGCAAAGGAAAAGGTAGCGAAAGCTAGACTTTCCGTGCTTAAACGTAGTTTGACGTGAGGAAATTATATGAAGATGTTAGTGTGTACTATCAGGGATAGGGCCGCAGAGTGTTATGGTCGGCCATTTTTTTTACCTGCTACTGGAGTTGCTATTCGTAGTTTTCAAGATGAAGTCAATCGTAATGCGCCAGATAATCAGATGTTTGCGCATCCCGACGATTTTGATCTTTACGAATTGGGTGTTTTTGATGATTTTGATGGTAAATTTGCTTTACATGAGGCTCCGAAGCTGTTAGCGTTAGGCAAGCAGGTTAAGAGTCGTAGTTAAATACAAGGGGGGTGGTCTTTTAAGACCGCCCCGCAATAGGAGATTAAACGATGATGCATCGTAATAAGTCTGTAAATGTTCATCAGTTCGCTATGATTCCGCGAGCTGATATTCCTCGGTCTAAGTTTGATTCTCAGAAGTCATATAAAACCACTTTTGACGCAGGGTATTTGGTACCAGTTTATGTTGATGAGGTACTACCCGGAGATACGATTAATTTACAGATGACTGCGTTTGCTCGATTGGCAACGCCATTGTTTCCAATTATGGATAACATGCATCTCGATTCGTTTTTCTTTTTTGTTCCAAACCGCTTGGTTTGGGAGAACTGGCAGAAGTTTATGGGTGAAAGATATCCAGATCCAGACAGTTCGATAGATTACACAGTGCCGGAGACTACAAGTCCGGCCGGTGGTTATGCAGTGAATTCATTGCAAGATTATATGGGACTGCCAACGGCAGGCCAGATTCCCGGTACAAATACGGTTACGCATTGTGCATTTTGGACTCGTGCGTATAACCTAATTTGGAACGAGTGGTTTAGAGATCAGAATTTACAAGATTCTGCAGTTGTTGATATTGATGACGGTCCGGATAGTTCGACTGATTATTTTCTACGTCGTCGCGGTAAGCGACATGATTATTTTACGAGCTCGTTGCCTTGGCCACAGAAGGGCAACGCAGTTACGTTGCCGTTAGGTGGTTTTGCAGATGTTGTTACAGATAATACAAACCCTGTTTTTAAGAGCGCTACTCAGACTGAGCGCCCATTTATTTATAACAACGCAGTTACAGGCGGTGCTACGTCTATTACGCCTACTACGGGTTATTCGACCGGCGATCAGTTGAGGTTTGGTACTAATACAGGTTTGCAAGCTGATCTGTCTACAGCTACAGCTGTAACTATTAATCAATTACGGCAGTCATTTCAGATTCAGAAGCTGCTAGAAAGGGACGCACGTGGCGGTACTCGTTACACTGAAATTATCCGTTCGCATTTTGGAGTTGTCAGTCCTGATGCTCGTTTGCAGCGCCCTGAATATCTTGGTGGTGGTAGCACTCCCGTATCTATTAATCCCGTTGCCCAAACTAGCGCCACAGGGCTTACTGAGGATACTAGTCCGCAGGGCAATTTGGCCGCTTTTGGCACGGCTCTCGCGTACAATCACGGATTTACGTACAATGCTACTGAGCACGGGGTGCTTATAGGTTTAGTGTCGGTTCGTGCTGATTTGACATATCAGCAGGGCCTTCCACGCATGTGGTCAAGGTCTACACGTTATGATTTTTATTTTCCTGCGTTTGCTACGCTTGGTGAGCAGGCAGTACTTAATAAAGAAATTTATTGTACTGGCGGAGTTAATGACGACGGTGTTTTTGGATACCAGGAACGTTGGGCTGAGTATCGTTACAAGCCCAGTCAGATTACTGGTTATTTTCGTTCAACGGCAGCGGGTACATTAGATGCTTGGCATTTGGCCCAAGAATTTGGGTCTCTGCCTGTATTGAACGATGAGTTTATTGAAGATACGCCACCTGTGGATCGTGTTGTGGCCATTGGAGAGGCAGCAAACGGGAAGCAGTTTTTGTTTGATGCGTTTTTTAATGTAAGACAGGCACGGCCAATGCCGTTGTACTCAGTGCCTGGACTGATTGACCACTTCTAATGGGACTTTTATCTACTATCGGAGACGTCGCCAAGACAATTGGCGGCGTTTTTAGTCCGATTGCCCCCATTATTGGGGGTGCGTTAAGTTATGCAGGGGGTAGGGAGCAGAATGTAGCTTCAGCTCAGGCTGCGCAGAAGCAGATGGATTTTCAACAATCTGCTTCGGATACGTCTTACCAGCGCCAGGTTGCAGATTTGAAGGCGGCTGGTATAAACCCTATGTTGGTTGCTAAGCTTGGCGGTGCTTCTACACCAGGTGGGGCGATGCCTCAGTTTGTTAATCCTGGTGCTATGGCCGCTCAAGCGTATTCGTCTGCTCAGTCATCTGGAGCTGCAGCTCAGCAAGCGCAGACATCCGAGAACCTGAGCGAGCCCCAGATGGCTAATGTTAGGGCTATGACGACGAAGATAATTGAAGAAATAAAGAATGTGCCCTTGGAGGGCGACAGGCTGCGAGAGTCAGCTTATATGCTTTGGAATCAAGCTAAGTTGTTGGGTTCTCAGAATTGGAACCAGAAAGAGATTGAACAGCAGATTATTGCTACTGTTCAGAAGATAAAGCGTGAAACGCAATTGCTTGATTTTAGTATTGAAGCTATGCGTAATTTTGACAATTTGGGTAAGAATGTGGAACAGCTGAAACCCATAATTGATTTGATAAAGCCATTTTTAACGAGGTAAAAATGCGTGTTAAGAATCCTGTTACCTTCGATAGGGATAAGAATAGCGATAGCGCTAAGCTTATTTTTAATAAGCCTAGTCGTACTCAGCAGCAATTCCGCGATGAGTGCGATATTAATACTATTTTGGAGCGTTTTAATATTACTGGTCAGCTACCTGTTGGTAGCGTTCAGCCTCAGTATGGTGATTTTAGCGGGATTACTGATTATCAGTCTGCCCTTAATGCGGTGATGGCAGCTCAAGACTCCTTCCTTGAGCTACCCGCTAAGGTAAGGGCAAAGTTCGATAACGATCCCGCTCTTTTTGTTGAATTTGCCTCAGATGAGGCTAATAGAGATGAGATGAAGGCAATGGGCCTTCTTCGTCAAGAGACCGCTCAGGCGGTCGTTTCGTCACCTAGCGAGCCCGTTTCGGGCGAGCTTGCACAGTGATCTACTTGATGTAACTGTGCTAGGTGACACCAAAAGGAGAGAAAATGATGATGCGTCGCAGACCAATGAATAAATACAAAGCCGCTAAGAAGTTTCGTAGGGGTTCTATGCGGACGAAGTCCGCCAATATGCGTAATACCCCAATGCGCGGCGGATGGCGACTGTAACGTGCCCTGTTTCCACCCGTTATCGGCGTGGAAAACGGCAGCAGGGGACGTTGTTTTCTATGAGAGCGCCAGGCACGAT